CTATAAAAATACCCGCATTGATAGATTATCAACCACAAACATATGAGGGAAATGAATTTGGACAAGATTATCAGCAATCTGCAACATTTGGATTTATTCGAGAATATCTGAAAAGTGTTGATATTTTCATAGAAGTTGGTGACGTAATTGAGTATAACGGAGAATGGTGGGAGATAGATGCGATTCAAGAAAATCAATTCTTTGGTGGAAAAAATCCAGACTATTCTTTTGCTACTGAAAGATGGGGTCATAATGTTTCCATAATTGCAACAACACATTTAACAAGAAGGTCAAGAATACACATAGAAGAATTTAGACCAAATGTGGTAAACAATTCAAATGATATACCGAGCAACATATAATGGAAAATTCAAACAAATATAGAAAACCACCGTTAAGAAGAACACGTGATAGTTTTATAGACGATAAGAATTTACAAGAAAATCCAAGATATGACCTTGGAAAAAATCGTCATAGACAAATACGTAGAGACAAAGATAAAACAAGAAGTTTAGGCGTTACTCTATATGATATTGATTTCGCTGTAAAATCTTTTATAGATCAAAAAATACAATTAAAAGTTGAAGACAATGGGGAAAGTATATCTGTTCCAGTTTTGTATGCAAATGCTGAGAAATGGGCATCAATACAAAAAGACGGATTCTTAAAAGATAAAAAAGGAAAAACACTTGCACCACTTATAACATTCAGACGTTCAAGTGTTGCCATGAAAAATGAACTTCGTAGAAACAAGGTTGCAACTCAATATCAGTTGGGTTATTTTATGCAACAAAGGTATAACCAAATAACACCGTATGATAAGTTTAGCACTCTTTATCAAAATAAAAAATCAATGGAATATTTTATAACACCAATTCCAGATTATGTTGATGTTAGCTATGATTTTATTATTTGGTGTGAATATCAAAATCAATTAAACTATGTTATTGAAAACTTCATATATTTCGGAGGACAGTCTTTCGGTGAAAGAAACTTTTTTAAGTTTTCAACTTATTTAGATTCTATTGCAATCGAAGATTCAAACACTACCGGACAAGATAGATTAGTTCGTGCATCATTCCAATTAACCGTTCATGGTTATCTATTGCCAAAGAATGTTGCTGCAGAAACAACAACTAAAAGAATTGTTACTCCAAATAGAATTGAATTTGGTGACAGAACTGTTGGATCAAGTTTTTTCAACGATGACTTTATAGATAGGCCTGAACCACCGATTGGACCAAAAAGAGTTAAATCACCAAAAGAGGCAACATACAAAAGTTTGAACCATGATACTGAAAATTTGAATGACGCAATAGAAAGAAAAATTCAAAGTCAAGTTGATCAAGAGTCTAGTCCAACCCAAACAAATGCTGCAGTATCATCTGAACCGCCATCGGATATTCAATCACAATATGGAACTGGATTTGGATCAATTCCATCTGGTTTAGGTAATCCGAGTTCAAATACTGATCCAAATCCACCAGGTCAAGAATGGTATGGTAGTAGTGGTCTTTATGAACAATCCAGTGGCATTGGTGGTGGTAATATAGGTTCTTCTACATTATCTGATCCTGGAATTAGTGGCGGTAACATATCTTCAAATCAAAATAATATTTGATTATTTTAATATCTTGGGAAAAATATATCATATTTATAAATGTGTTACATAATTTTTAATATTTAAGAGGTTTTTTATGTCAAAGTTTAATGAAGTGTCATCTGATGACTTGGTTTTGCCTAAACCCAATGAAGAAAATGGAAAAGAAATTGATGCAAAAGATTTTCAAAGTGAGGATATTGATGTAGTTAAAGGGCTCCAAGCAAGTTATGCCCTTACAACTGCTCAAATCGGACAAATTGAAATCGAACTGCATCTTTTACATAAAAGGTTAGATCAAGTAAAAGAGATAAGAGAAGAACTTTTCAAAAAATATGCAAAATTGCAAGAAGAAGAAAGTAGTTTGGTTAAGAGTTTAAATGAGAAATACGGAGACGGCGTTCTTGATTTAGATTCCGGTAAATTTATACCAACTGAATAATGGTTTTGTATTTTTTATTTCATATTTATATGAAGATTTAATTACATAATTTTCTGGAGATAATAGTGGCTAATGAAAGAATTATAAGTCCTGGAGTGTTTACCAATGAGAAAGATTTATCTTTTCTCCAAACGGGTGTTGGAGCTATTGGTGCCGCTCTGGTAGGACCAACAATTAAGGGACCCGCGTTTGTTCCCGTAGCTGTGAGCAACTACACAGATTTTGTTGCTCAGTTTGGTAGTCTGTATGAACAATCATACTTACCATATACCGCGAAAAGTTATTTACAAAACTCTGGTGGTGCAACCATTGTTAGAGTTTTAGGATCTGGTGGTTATTCTTTGAAACATCCAATAGCATTGGTTGCTAGTGGATCATATGGTAAAAGATTGATCTCTTTCCTACACCCAACATTTGCTATAAATAATGCCGATGCTGACTCTTTATTTGGTAAATCAACCATTTCAAGTCAAAGTGGTAGTTTCTCACTTATAATTTCAGGTGGATTCACAACCGATGAATCATCTTTCACAAATGCAATAAATGAAAATGGTGTTGCATATAGTGCATCTATTGATCCTGAAAATGCTTCATATATCGGAAACTTGTATGGATATAACCCATATGGTACTAATGCAGTTTACAATTATGTATCTTTCAAACAATATGCATCTGCTTCACTTGCTGAAGATCCTGCAACAAAAGTTTACATAGAAACTGGTTCAGCATCAACACCACCGTGGGATTTCACAACAGATTATCTCGAAGCATCTACACCTTGGATAACATCACAAAAAATTGGTGCAAATACATTAGACTTGTTCAGATTCCACACAATTTCTCATGGTGTTCATTCTAATTATGAAATCAAAGTTGGTATAGCCAATATACGTCCTGCTGGTTCAATCGCAGGTTCAGAATATGGTGATTTTGATGTTATCGTTAGATACGTTGATCAATCTAAATTGCCACAAACACCATTCGGATGGCAAGATGAAGATATTCGCCCTGCGATAGTTGAGGCATATAAGTGTAACTTGGATCCAAATTCTCCAAGATATATTACAAGAGTAATCGGTGATAGATATGTTACTATCTCTGATGAAGGTAAAGTTATCGTAAATGGTGATTATTCAAATAAATCTAAATTTATTCGTGTTGAAACAACAGAAGCCGTAAAGAATGGTGCAGTTTCTCCAAATCTGATTCCGTTTGGTTTCCGTGCTCTTGTTTCACCAATACCAAGTGCATTCTCTCAACCTGCAAGTTCAAATTATGTAACATCACAGGTGATAGGAAGTGCATACAATAAACGAGTATTCTTTGGATTCAATTTTGATTTCTCAAATACTGACAACTTTAATTACTTGCGTCCATTGCCAATAATTCAAAATCAAACAACTGGAAGTAATGTAGATTTCTACTTGGGTAACTATTCTCAAAATGCTGGTGCAAATTATCCGTCACCATCAAACCCATATAGTGGATCTATAGATTTGACATCAAATACTTCTATTGATACTCGTAAATTTATCGTTCCATTCCAAGGAGGATTTGACGGTCACAAACCAAATCTTCAAAAGAAAACCGGAACATATATTGAAGCTGGTAACACACAAGGATTTGATTTATCATCAACTGGAACTGCTGGATATGTTGCTTACAAGAAGGCAATAGATACCATCTCAAATGCTGACGAATTTGATATTAACATGGTCGCAATACCTGGTGTATTACACTCATTACATTCTGCAATAACTTCTTATGCTTCTGAAATGTGTGAAAACCGTGGCGATGCTTTCTATGTGATGGATTCTACTGGCATCAATGATAACATTGCAAGTGCAGTATCAACAGTTGAGGCACTCGATACAAATTATGCCGCTACATATTATCCTTGGGTTAAGATTGTAGATATGGATAGAAACAAGCCAGTTTGGGTTCCACCATCTGTTGTTCTTCCTGGTGTAATTGCATTCAATGACCGTGTTTCTGCTGAATGGTTTGCGCCTGCCGGTTTGAATCGTGGTGGATTGACAGAAGTAATCGAAGTTAAATCCAGATTGACACAAGCTGAACGTGATACATTATATGAAGGTAGAATTAACCCAATCGCAGTATTTCCTGCCGCTGGTGTTTGTGTTTGGGGTCAAAAGACACTCCAAGGCAAACCATCTGCTCTTGACCGTATCAATGTTCGTAGATTGTTGATTGCCGCTAAGAAGTTTATCGCTTCTTCTACAAGATACCTCGTGTTTGAACAAAACACATCACAAACAAGAACTCGTTTCTTGAATATCGTGAACCCATATCTTGAATCAATTCAACAACGTCAAGGTCTTTATGCCTTCCGTGTTATCATGGATGAAAGTAATAATACGCCTGATGTAATCGATCGTAACATACTTTATGGTCAATTATATCTACAACCTGCTAAGACTGCTGAATTTATCATTCTTGATTTCAACATTCAATCAACAGGTGCTGCGTTTCCAGGATCTTAATGTAAGTTAAATGGGGAGATGAAATACTCTCCCCAATTTTTTAATGTTCTATATTTATGTAAAAGAATAATTTTAATTTGGAGAAATAAATGGCTGAATTACTTGATCCCACGGAAGTATTTTTTACCCCGTTTGAGCCGAAGTTACAAAACCGATTTATTATGTACATCGAAGGTGTTCCTGCTTATTTAGTAAAGGGTTCAGGAAGACCAAACATTAGTTTCAATCCTATCACACTTGACCACATAAACATTAAACGTAAAGTTAAAGGAAAAGGTGAATGGCAGGATGTTACTATTAAATTGTATGATCCTATTGTGCCATCTGCTGCTCAGGCAGTTATGGAGTGGGTACGTCTTTCACACGAATCTGTAACAGGTCGTGATGGTTATTCCGACTTTTATAAGAAAGATATAACACTTCATATTCTTGGTCCAGTTGGTGATAAGGTTGAAGAATGGACACTCAAAGGTGCATTTATCACCGCAACAACTTTTGGTGATATGGATTGGGCAAACGATGCGTTTGTTGAGATTTCTCTCACACTCGCCTACGATTATGCTATTCTACAATACTAATTTTTATCATATTGTATTGTTGTTAGTAATTTAAAAATATGGGTATGCCGTTTTTTGGTATACCCATATTTATATTTGTATTTTAAACTGTTTTATTATAAACAATGTTATAGGATTAGTTATGACAAAAATTCCAACCGGTTATGATTTACCAATGGACAGTAGTATGTCCGATGCCGATATAAAGGCAAAGTTAATGTCCGAACACAAACAGACTAATGTTAAAAAATCAAATTTTCCAACAGAGATTGTTCCTTTGCCTTCAAAGGGATTGGTTTATCCAGAAGGGCATCCACTTGCTAGTGGAACAATAGAAATGAAATATATGACTGCACGTGAAGAAGATATTTTGACTTCACAAAACCTAATCAAACAAGGTGCAGTTTTAGATAAGTTGTTTGAGTCTTTGATTGTCACTCCAATGAATTATTCTGATTTATATGTTGGTGATAAGAATGCAATTATGGTTGCTGCTAGAATACTTGGTTATGGAAAAGACTATACAGTAGAAATAGATGATCCATTTTCTCCAGGAAATAAACAAAAAGTAACAATAGATTTAACTCAAATTGAGCACAAGGAGGTCGATTATTCGCCGTTTGAGAACAGAGCAGCCGAATTTGATTACCAATTACCACTTTCAAGCCGATTCGTTACTTTCAGACTTATGACACATAAGATTGAAAAAGAAATCCAAGCTGAAATAAAAAGTATGAATAAAGCACTTGTAAAAACTGGAATAGATAAGGAATTGACAACAAGACTCAAACATCTTATTGTTGCAGTTGATGGTGAAAGAGGTAGAGCAACAGTTGATAATTTTGTAGACAATGAATTATTTGCTGCAGATTCAAGGGCATTGAGAATGTATATGCGAGATTTTGCTCCAGATTTAGATATGTCCTTTACATTTGTATCAGATGCTACCGGTGAGGTAAAGGAGATGGATATACCGCTTGAGGTGTCATTTTTTTGGCCTAACACCTGATTATAAAATAGGTTTACATGAGGAAATATTTTCTCTATGTTACTACGGAAAGGGCGGATTTACTTGGGAAGAAGTATATTCATTACCAATCCATTTGAGAAGATATTACTTAAAACAAGTTCAGAAGGCGGTTGATGAAAAGAACAAAATGGAACAAGCTGAGGTTTCTAAATCAAAAGTTCCGAAATTTACAAAACCGGCTGGAAGAAAATAATTTCGTGGTCTACATATTTATACTATGTAGACCATTTTTGTTTTTATAGCATTTTGGAAAAATATGGCAACGGATAATGAAAAAAAATTAGAAGAACAGATAAAAGTTTTATCGCAAGAAAGAAAAAAACTTGAGGCAGATATTCTTGAATTAAAAAATCAAATAGAATCTACCGAGAAAAAATCTGTTGCAAATTTAGAAAAAATAATAAAATTGGAAGCTCTACGTCTTGATAGTGTAGAGAAAGAAGAAGAAATACGCAAAAAAATTGAAAAAATAGACAAAGATAGTGAAAAGAGAACCGAGAAAGCAAAAAAGGCACAAGATGATTCGTTAAAAGGATTTGAAAGTCAAACCGATTATACTGATACATTAGAAAGACAAATGAAATCAGTATCATACCTTATGAAAGACTTTGGACAAACTTCTTTTAAAACACAGGCAGTTCTTTCAACATTAAGTTCAGATGCACAGAAAAATGCTGCAAGTATGGGATTGACGGTTAATATTGCGGAAAAATTTGGAAAGACATTAGAATTAGTTGCATCGAATACAAGACAGGGAAAAATATACACAGAAGATTTTAAAGACGCATTATCAGATACAGTAGATTTAGCATCAGAAGTTGAATCATTAGAAGCTGCTATGGTAAAATCGTCTGCTGACTCATTAAAGGGTAAGGCGAGTATAGTAGATACCGATAAAACTCGTGAATCTATACTCATTAAGATGTATGAAATCGAAAATGGTAACAATGATCTAACAAAAGAAGAAAAGAAAATTCAGTTAGATGCCTTGGGAATACTATTAAAAAAGGTTGGGCAACTTGATAAAGTAAACGAAAAAATAGCAGAACAAAATAGTCAGATGTCTGGATTAAACTCACTTAGTAGTAAAGTTGGCGATACAATGAGTGGGTGGATTAAAAAGGTTCCAGGTGGAGACAATATTTCTAAGATATTGAATATAGATAAAACTGCTGAAAATGTAAACAAAAAAATGTCAGCCGCATTTACATCTGCAGTTGGTGCTATAAAAGGTAAAAACAGTCCCGCTGAAGCATTTAAGGATGCAAGTGCAGCTCTTGGTGGTATGATTACTATGGCACCGAAATTGATTGCAGGATTGGGATTAGGTTTGATTACAGGTGCAGCTCAATTTCTTATTGGTGCATTTAGTGCAGTTGATCAAGAAGTTTCTGAAATAGGTAAAGAATTTGGATATTCAAGAAAAGAAGCAATAGCATTAAGAGATACTTCGATTGATATTGCATCTGAAATGAATGTTGTTGGTGTAAATTCAAAAGAAGTTGTTAAGAGCATAGGTTTGGCTTCCGATATGATGGGTGGTCTTGATATGGGAGCAAGACTTGCTAGTGGGAATCCTGCCGCTAAACAATTAGTAAAAGATACGGCTTTGCTAACAGAAAAATTCCAAATGAGTGCAGATGAAGTAAAATCAATGCACGATCTTTCAACTCTGACTGGTAAAAGTATGGGTGAACTTGCTGGAACTGCTGCTAAAATGGGTGGTGGTCTGATGACAAGTAAACAGGCAATGAAAGCACTGGCAAGTGTTCCAAAAGAAGTTGCAGTTGCTTTTAAAGGAATACCTGCACAGTTAGCAGCTGCTGCTCAAAAGGCAAAATTATTAGGACATGATTTGAAAAAAGTTCAAGATATTGGTGACGGTATGTTGGATATTGAATCATCACTCCAAAAAGAAATGGAAGCAAGGGCAATAACCGGTAAAAATATCCAATTAGATAAGGCACGTGAATTGGCTTTGAATGGTGATATAGCCGGATTACAAGACGAATTGTTGAATCAGGCAGGTTCATTACAAGATTTCCAAAAGATGAACCGATTGCAACAGAAGTCGATGGCAGATGCAATGGGTATGTCTGTGGAAGAAATGACAACCATGCTTACAAATGCACAGAAATTAAAAGATTTGGGTGTATCACAGAAGAAGATGGATGAACTTCAAGCAAAAAGTGCAGCTGAATTGAGGGCAATGAACAAAGATGGAATGAATGAGGCAATGAAAGGGGAAATCGAAAGAATGGCAAAAGAAAAAGAATCTGCTGCTATAAAAGAAAGAATGGCAAATATTGTCCAAAAACTTCAAGAAAAATTATCAAAACTGTTATCACCAATTCTTGAAATGGTTCATGGGATGTTAGATGCTGCAGAAGCCGGTGGTAGTTTTGATAGTATAGTAGAATCTGTATCTGGTATTATAAAGGGAATAATACCGATAGTTAAAACTCTTTTTGGTGTTCTTTCATCATTGATAGGTCCTGTAACTTCTGTTTTAGGATTTTTCGGTGGTATTGGAGAGAAGACACAAGAGATAACGGGTGGTGTTGCTGAAGCCGGTAAGGCAGCCGAAACCAGTCAAGCTGGATTCGGTGGTATTGCTAAATCTGTTATGTTAGTCGGTGGTTTGTTTGCAGGTAAAGCGGCTATTGGAAAGGGATTGGATATGCTTAAGGAAAAGGCATCTGATTTCGGAAACACCATAAAAGAAAAGGTTCAAGATAAAATAAAAGATGCAGCCGGTGATATGGGTAAAAAATTATTAGGTATGGGTGGAAAAAAAGTAAAGGCACCGAAAACTCCAAAAATGCCTGGTGGCAAAGCTGCCGGTGGAAAAGGCGGTGGTTTTATGGATTCACTGGTTGAGGCATTCAACAAAATGGATGCAAAGAAAATGTTAATGGGTGCCGCTGCATTACTTGTAATTGCGGCAGCACTTTGGGTAACAGCAAAAGCCGTTCAGGAATTTATGAAAGTTAATTGGGAGGCGATGGCAAAAGCCGGTGTTGCTCTTCTCGGATTGGCCGGTATCGCATATCTGATGTCAAAGGCAAGTACAGAAATGATTAAAGGTGCCGCTGCAATGTTGATTCTTGGGGTTGCTTTGGGTATAGTTGGTCTTGCACTACAAACATTTATGACTGTAAAATGGGAAGATATGGCAAAAGCCGGTGTTGCTTTACTTGCATTAGTTGGAATCGCTGCACTAATAGGTGCATTTATTGCACCTATAATGATGGGTGCAGCTGCTCTCATAGTATTATCTGGTGGATTTTTAATATTTGCTGCCGGAATGTGGGTGTTGAGTAAGGCGATGGAAGGTTTTGTTCCCATGATGGAAACACTTTTTACAGGAATCAGTAGTATAATAACAACAATCGGTGATGCTATTGTAAAAATAATAGAATCAGTAACCGCAGGAATTTCAACCGTAGTTGATAAGTTAATGGGATTAACTACACTTAATGGTGACAATCTATTAAAAATTGCTGGTGGTATTACTGCTCTTGGCGCTGCACTTGCAGGTTTTGGCGGTGGTAGTGGTATTGGTGCTATTGCAGACGGTCTTGGTGGTGCTATTGGTGGATTGCTTGGTGGTGAGGGTCCACTTGAACAATTACAAACAGTAATGAAAGATATACAGCCGGAAAAATTATCTGGAATCGCGAAGGCAATAGTAGAATTATCTGCCGCAATGACTGCACTTTCAAATACATTACAGAATGTAAACTTTGATAAATTAGAAGAAGTTATGAGTGCAGTCGATAAGGCGGGAGGTGGTGGAAGTAAGATTGGTTCAATCGTAAGTAGCATTGGTTCATTCTTTGGTGGTGGTGATGACGGTGGTGCATCCGCTACACCCGCAAAGGCCGGTGGTGGAATTTCCACCGTAGGTCAAACAACCGGTGGTATAGGTTCTTCTGCTGGACCAGGTGGAGCCGGTGGAACTGGATTAGGACAGCCAGGTGGAGCCGGTGGTGCAGGTGGTGATGGTGTTGAAAAGAAACTTGATCAGTTAATATCAATAATATCTTCTATGGCAAGTGCACCTACTGTTATAAAAATTGGTGATAAAACAGTTGAAGAAATAAACGGTAGAGCTGATTTCAAAAAGGCGTATCAAATAGGAATAGATAACAGTTATGGAAAGTCCCTATAATAATTTTTAATACATGATATTTATATCAAACAAAAGGAATACAAATGTCATTATTGGACCTAAAATCAGATTTGTCAAAATATCGTTCTGAACCTTCTCGTGAAGAAAAAAATGAACCACAAAACTCTGTTGCGAAATCTTCAACAAATTTTGCAACAGTTCAACCTATTACAGATTCCCTTTTAAGTAAGATACCTGCTATAAATAAACCAACTTCAACTGATATAGTTAGTAAATTAAATTCAACAAATCTTGATAATATCAAAGAACCTAAAAAAACGGAACCTTTGGAAAAAAGATTAAATACAACAAAATTGGATGATATTGTAAAAAAAGATTTTGATGAACTGTTATTAAATTCTGTATCGGAGTTTTCACCCTCTGCTATTGATATAAATTCTTATAATTTAGGAAGACAACCTATTGAAAAAATTGTATCAAAATTTGATGATATAAAGCAGACGGATTTTGTTAGTTCACTTGATAAATCAAATATTCTTGTTTTGAAGAGTGATCAAGGTACAAATAATAACTCATCGGATATTGAAATAACATCAAAACCTTTTCAATTTGATAGAGCAAAAACTTCACCCGATATATCAGAAAATCCAGATGATTCAACAGATAATATAGTGATACCAAAATTATCTATAACTGGAAAACCACTCTCAATAGACAGACAAAAACA